TCCGCAGCGTATCGGTTCCGGTGCTAAAATCGTGGCGCGAGCTGGGCCTGAAAGACCCGTCGCCAGCGACACGCGCTAGCATGGATGGTGCGGTACCGGCTGAAATGAACTACGCCGAATGGCTGGCGAAGCAGCCGATGGAACGGGTCGAGGAAATCCTTGGGCCGATCCGGGCGCGGCTTTACAAGAAAGGCGGCCTGAAGCTGGCGCAATTCTCGAACAACAAGGGCGAGCTTTACACGCTGGACGAACTTCGCAAACTGGACGCCGCCGCATTCGCCAAGGCTGGACTTTGACCAAGCTCCGCATCATTGACGGAACGAAGCCCGCGCCGCGGCCGCGCACGCTTGTCGTGTGTACGTGCCGCGTGCAGTCGCGAACGTTCGTGCAGGCGGTGACGGGGCTGGTACGCGACGACAAGGGCAACGTGATAAAGGGACCGGGTGCCGTGAAGCAGTGGGTATGCGCTCACTGCGGCAAGCCGGTTGCATAATTTCGTTCGGTAGCTCAGTAGCAGAGCGGGGGCCTTTATGGCTCCGGCGAGTACGGTTCTCGACTCACGAGAGCGCCAGTACCAGACGGCGGGTTGAGTGCCCGTTGTTGCGGCGGTGCAAATCCGCCACGAACGGCCAATTCAATAGCGGGTTGCGCAGGGCGCGACACGGCCTCATAAGCCGATGCCACGCGGGTTCGATTCCCGCGCCCGCTTCCATTTTTGCAGTGAAGGCGCAGGCTGATGCGCGACGGTATCCCTGCCCTACCAGAAGGCGGCGCGACCCATGCCGGAGATCAGCACCGGCCACTGCAAATCTACACCGCCCGAGACGGGCACGATTCACCAGACCGCCGCGAGGCGGTTTTTTCTTGCGGCGTGATGCCGCGCAACCGAGGCGAGAGGCCTTTAGCAATGGCACTGAAGATCGAACTGGATTCACTGGAAGGACTGGACGAAGCGGTCAAGGCTTTGTACGTGTAGGACGGCGACAAGTATCGGCTGGACGCCGACATTCCCGACGTGGGCGGACTGAAATCCGCACTCGAGAAGGAACGGAAAGCTGCGCGTGATGCGGAGCAGGCACGGAAGCGGGACCTGGAGCGCTACAAGGACATCGACCCGGAGAAGTACGCGGAACTGTTGAAGGCGCATGAGGAACTCGAAGAGGCCAAGCTGAAAGGCGCTGGCAACATCGATGAACTCGTGAACAAGAAGGCCGAGAAGGCCATCGCGGAAGCCCAAAAGCAGTTGAAGGCAGCGCAGGACGCGGCGGAAGCCGCCAAGAAACGCGCCCAAGCCTACGAATCCCGCGTACTCGACGACGCCATTCGTGCAGCCGCAGCGAAAGCCGGTTTGCATCAACACGCCATTGATGACGCGCTTTTCCGTGGGCGCGCTATGTTCGCACTGGATGAAAACGGCCAAGCGGTACAGCGCGACGCCGAAGGGATCATTGTGACGGGCAAGGACGGCAAGACGCCGTATAGCCCGCTGGAATGGCTCGAATCCATGCGCGAGACGGCGCCCCATTGGTTCCCGGCGGGAGCCTCGGGAAGCGGTAGCGGAGGCGGCTCGAAAGGCGGTGGCGCTGGCCCGGCAAAGGTCCGGTCACAGATGACCACGCGCGAACGCGCCGAATACATTGAGCGCCACGGGCGTCAAGCCTACGAAGCGCTCCCTTTCAATTGACCCATCAGGAGTAACCCACCATGGCCGCAGGCCTCGCAAGTGCATTCAAGGTTTATCAGGAGTAGTTCCAGTCCGGCATCGTCGAAACCCTGACCCAGAACGGTAATGCGTTCAATCAGGCTTCGCAGGGTGCCATCACGCTCGCCACCAAGTCGCACAAGGGCGATTACAGCGAGCAGGCGTTCTACAAGGTGCTGTCGGGCCTTGTGTCGCGTCGTGATACCACGTCCACCGGCGCTGCAACCGACCAGAACATCACGCAGGACGAGTTCGTCACCGTCAAGCTGAATCGCAAGATCGGCCCGGTGCTGCAGACTCGCGACTCGTTCCGCAAGATCATGGCGGGCAAGACCGAGCAGGAAATGAGCTTCATCCTCGGCCAGATGTCGGCACAGGGCATGCAGCTCGACATGCTGAATGCGGCGTTGCTGGCGGCTGCGGCGGCGCTCGATAACCAGGCGGCGGTCAAGTACACCATCGGTTCCAGCGGCACCCTGAACACGGCTGGCCTCGTTTCCGGCTTGTCCAAGTTCGGCGACGCTGCCTCGCGCATCGTGTGCTGGGTCATGCATTCCAAGCCGTATTACGACTTGGTGCAGTCGCAGATCACCGACAAGATCCCCGGCGTGGCGGATTTCGTCATCGCCAAGGGTTCCCCGGTGACCGTGAACCGCCCGGTGCTGGTGACCGACTCGTCCGGCTTGGTGAACGTGACCGGTTCCGGTTCCACGGCTGTCACCACCTATCGCACGCTTGGCCTGACGGCTGACGGCGCGCTGGTGGAGAACAGCGAGGAAGAGGAAATCATCGTGCAGGATGTCACGGGCAGCGAAAATCTGGCCGTGCGCTACCAGGGTGAGTTCGCCTACAACCTCGGCGTCAAGGGCTTCAAGTGGGACATCGCGAACGGCGCGGCGAACCCGACCGACTCCGCGCTGGCCACTGGTAGCAATTGGGACCCGTGCCGCGGTTCGTTCAAGGACTTCGCAGGCGTGGTTATCGAAAGCGCCTGATTCACCGTTGCAACCTTACGCGGGGGCTTCGGCCCCCGCTTTTTCTAGGATTACATGAAAGCAGGACTACATCTATCGCCCAAGTGCCCGCAAGGCATGGCGCTGGCGTCGGGCTTTGAGGCCCTTGGCTGGCGCGTGCAGTGGCGCAATGGCGACGCTTACCGTGCGGGCGAAACGGAGCCGTTTGATGTCGTGGTGGCGAGCGGTGCGCGTGGCAACAATGCCGACCTGTTGCGGGATTACACCGCTGCGGGCGTTCCGGCGCTATGCATCGACTTCGGTTACCTGAAACGCCACGACGAACGCGATCATGAGAATGCGGGCTATTTCAGCCTCGGGCTTGGCGGCCTGAACTGGGTTCCTCCGTTCGATTGCCCGGCTGACCGCTGGCGTGCCTTAGGTCTGAAACTCGGCAAGCCGCACAAGGGCGATGTAACCATCATCGCAAGCCAGATGGTAGGCGATGCGGCGCATCCGTTTGGCGATGCGGCCTAGATGGAAGCGTGGGCCGCTGCACGGGCCACGCAGGTTGAGGGGCCGGTGGTATTTCGCCCGCACCCGCGAAGCCCGCACGTAGCACCGTAGGGGTTGGAAATCGACACGCTGCCGCTGGCCGAATCGCTGGCACGGGCGGGCAAGGTTATCGCCTACACCAGCAACATCGGCCACGACGCATTGCTGGCCGGCGTTGAGGCTGAAGCGGACGGCCCAGCGGCATGGGCAGGCGTCACGCTGGCTGGCCGCACGAAATACTTTCACCGTCTCGCCTACGCGCAGTGGCTATTGCCAGAGATCGCGAGCGGCGAGGCTATCGAGTTCATCTTGAGGGCGCATCATGGCGATCACGCTTAATCCGGAGGATGGCACCGGCCTTGCGAACGCGAACACGTATGTCGCGCTTGCCGATGCCGACGCCTACTTCGCCAACCGCCTGAACGATACGTGGCTGAATGGCACGGATGACCAGCGATCCTCGGCGCTGATTCAGGCGACGCAATACCTGGATTCGCGCTACACGTTCAAGGGCGTGACGCTGACCACGACGCAGGCATTGCAGTGGCCCCGGCAGGCACCGCCGTACCAGACGACCGTGGGCTGGGTTACAGAGTCCTACGCTGGCGATTCGACCCTGACGGCACAATTGGCATGGCCGGTGCGGCGCGTGAAGGACGCGACGTGCGAAGCGGCCTTGCGGGCGCTGACCGGGAGCCTGTACCAAGACGAGGATGCACGGATCGTCACTAGCGAAAAGGTGGACGTGGTAGCGGTGACCTACGCCGAACATTCGCGCAATGGCGGCCAAGTGCGTATCGCCATCATTGACGACCTGTTGAAACCCGTGCTCGCGGGCAATGGCTACAACTTGCAGGTGGTGCGGGCGTGAGCGTCGTCGCGTACAAAGACGGCGTGCTTGCAGCGGATTCGCGCGCCTACGGCGGCAGTTATGAGGCCTCGCCCGGCCGCAAGATGAAGATTCATCGCTTGGACGATGGCTCGCGTGTCGGCATATGCTCGGCAGTCATAGGCTTGCCAGAGCGGTACGTTGCATGGCTTCGTTCTGGTGCAGACCCGGCCACATTCGGAGCGCCCGATCCGGACTGCCGTGTCTTGACGGTCAAGCCAAACGGCGACGTTTACCTTGCTGACGGAGGGCTATATTTCAGCGGCCCCATTCAATGCGAGTTTTACGCCATCGGTTCGGGCGCGCATTACGCGATGGGTGCAATGGCAATGGGCGCGTCTGCCGAATAGGCGGTCGAGGTCGCGTGCATGTTTGACAAGCATTGCGGCGGCGAAGTGGTGACGCTCGCGCAGGAATCGAAGTAATGGCAATTGACTACGCCAGCCTAGCCGCCACGGCCACGCGCCTCTTGACCGACGACGGCCAGCCCATGACGCTGCGGCGCACGGTTCCGGGCACCTACGATCCGGTCACTGGTACGACCACGGGCGGCAGCACGCAAGACCTTGCGACGACCGGCATCTTCACCAAGATCGGCACGGGCTACGCGCTGACGAATCAGGTTGAGGCTGGCGACCGCATGGCGCTGATCGATGGCTCGCAAACGCCATAGATGACCGACAAGCTCATAGTGGGCGATGCCGTGCTGACCATCGTCAACGTGCAGGCGGTCAATCCGGCAGGCACGCCGATTGCGTACAAATTGCAGGTACGCGGCTCGTGACCTTCGCCAGCGACGTTGCCAAGTTCAGCGAGAACGCCAAGAAGAAACTGGACCAACAGGTGCGCGCGATCACGCTGGAACTGTTTTCGAGCGTCATCATGTCCACGCCGGTCGGCAATCCCGAGCTATGGGAACGCAACCGGGTAGCGGCAAACTACAACCAGGAAGTGCGCGCGTTCAATGCGAACCTGCGCGACAACCCCGAAAATCTGGACAAGCGCGGGCACCTGAAGCGCGGCAGGAAGCTCAACGATGGCATGACCATCGAAGCGCCGAAAGGCTACGTGGGCGGTAGGCTGCGGAATAGCTGGTACACGACCGTCGGCACGCCAAGCGACGGGCAGGGGCGCGATCCCGACAAGGCTGGCGCTGGGTCCATGTCTGACCTGAAAAACATCGGCGTCGGCAGCGTGTGCTACTTGACCAATACTCTCGTCTATGCCATCCCCGTCGAATACGGCCACAGCAAGCAAGCGCCCGTTGGGATGGTTCGCATAAATGTTGCGCGCGTCGCCGGCTTAAACAAATAATTCTCACGGCACATGCGACCATGCGCGACCGCTCTTTATGAACGATATTTGCGCGGACGCCACACCGTACATTGACGCGATATCTTTTATCATCCAGCCGCGCGCAATCAGATATCTGATTTGCGGGATGTCCGTTTCGGTGAGCTTCGCGGCACCTTTCGCAGACCCGCGCGGAATCTTGACGACCCCTATGTCTCGCGCGTGATGGTAATCATCATACGACGTGCACCATTCCAAATTGGATGCAGAGTTATTTAGCCGGTTGGCGTCAATATGGTTTACAACGTCGCACCCGGAACGCCTTTCGCAGAACAGTCCAGCGACTATACGATGAACCGTCCGGTGTTCTACCCGGCCTCCTCGTGCAAGATGCACCGTGAGATATCCGGCGTTCTGCATTGACTGGACTAGAACGCGTCCAGCCATTCTGCGATATTTTCCGTGGCCGCATCGAATGGTGCGCGATAGTGAGCGTACGCGGCCGAGATTGGATGCTTCATAAACATCCTCGTAACCAGCGACAGGCTTCCAGATTTCGTTCATAGCGACTCTCCATCAAAGAGTGCATCCCTTGTCAGGTGTGGCAGGGCAGGGATGAGCTGCCTTTTCGCCCCGTCGGGCTAGCCACACCGGACTGATTATATCAAATGACCGCCCTGACCGACTTCAACGCCGCAGCCGTGCAGGCGTGGCAAGCCATAGGCCTTACGCCTACGGCTTACGAGGGCGTTGACTTCACCCCGCCCGCTGGCAAGTGGTACGCCATCACCCTGCTACCCGTAAGCGCCTAGACCGCCGCACTCGGGATCAACGCACCCATCGAACACGTCTGCTTGCTACAGGCGGATGTGAATTACCCATTGAACACCGGCACCGGCCCGCTACTCGCCGACGCCGACACCATCGCCGCAACCTTCACGCCGGGCGCCACCTTTACCTACAACGGCATCCGGCTTGTCTGCGAATCGTGCCAACGGTCCACGATCCGCCGTGATGATGCGTACCTGACCGTATCCATGACCATCAAATTGAGGGCTTGGGAGCACAGGGCGTGAACTACGAGACAGAGGCCGCGTTTGAAGCATTGCATGCGCTATTGCTTCGATGCGCGGGAAGAATTGCCACGCTGGAAGTGGCGATGACCGGACGGGAGACAGGCGGCGCTTTCCCGGAGAGTACCGATGCAACCAAAGATGCCGCCGTCAACTTTTGCCGACAGCTTGAGGCTCAATCGGCTAATGCCATCTCCGCGCTCCGTGCGCAAATTGACCACGAAAGAGGTATTCAGTCATGACCTAGGGAATCGCCCAAGGGGGCGCACGCGTCGCATATTTCTATGCACAGGAAACCGCTGGCTCCATTTCAGCAACCGCACCGGAGTTCAAACCGCTGCGGCTCACGCAAAGCTCACTCGCCATGTCGGCGAACCAGATCACGACCGCCGAGCTTCGTGCGGATCGTCATCGCGCATCGGCCCGTCGCGGGTCCACTGCCATTGCTGGCGACCTGACGGCGGAACTGACGTACACCACGTTCGATGATTTCCTTGCCGCCGTGTTTTGCGGTACGTGGACCGCGAATGTGCTCAAGACCGGCACGGCGCGGACGAGCTTCAGCATCCTGAAACGCTATCTCGATATCGGCGTAGACACGCTCTACACCGGCTGCGAGATCAATACGGTCAAGTTCGCGTGCCCGTTGCAGGAAAAGATCACCGCGACCTTCAGCGTCGTCGGCAAGACCGAGGAAAGCTACACGGTTCCTTCGGGCGCGACGTTCGATGTCGCCAGCACGACCGACTTTATGACGACCCTGGACGGCTCGCTGTCCTTGGGCGGATCGGCCTTTGCGTGCGCCACGGACCTGAACCTGCAACTGACCAACAACATCGCGGCCAAGTACAGCCTGTTCTCGCCCGACGCCTACGAAATGAAGATCGGCATGATCGACGTGACCGGCGATTTCTCGGCGTACATCGAGGATGACGCACTGAAAACCGCGTTCCGCAGCGATTCGGACGAAGTGTTCAGTATCGTCCTGACCGACAAGGCTACGGGTGGCAATACCTACACCATCGCCATCCCGAAGGCCCGTTTCTCGGGCGTGTCGGCGGACAACTTCAATGGTGATGACCTGGGCATTCAGCAATTGCAGTTTGTCGGCCTGCTGGACACCACGTCCGGCACCGAGCTTTCCATTACCCGGAGTCCGTAATGAGTTCGGAATTTGACGCGTTCGATTGCAGCACGCAGATCAACGATGGCGTGAAACTGGACCTGACCCTGCCGGACGGTTCGCCGTCCGGTCAGTGGATCAAGGTTCGCAACTTCCGTTCTGATGCCTACAGGGAAGCCCTTGCGGCGCTTCATGCGAAGCACGCGGAAAAGGGCAGGCCATCGGCAGCGGAAGCCAAGGCGGACCGCCTGAACCTGCTGGCGACGCTTATCAGCGAGTGGTCATTCAAGACCCCACTGACCAAGGAAAGCGCGGTGGAGTTTCTCGGCAAGGCTGCTTTGGTCCCCGAGCAGATTGACCGCCTTTGCGTGGATGACTCGCGTTTTTTCGGGAACGGCTCGACCGATTCTACGAATGGGCCGAAGCCGAAATAAAGCTGCGTAGGCCGGTCGGGAAGTGGACCGCGAAATGGCACCTGATCAAGCACTGGCGCGCCACGGGCAGGAAGCCCAAGGCGCTGCTTGAGCAGGGCGAATGCCCGGATGGGTTCGAGTACGTCTGGACGGTATTCGAGCGGCTATCCGGTGCGCGCACCTACGGCATGGCCGCGAACCCGATCACCTACGCCGACATGGACGCATTCTCCCGCGTGAGCCGCGAACCCTTGCGGCCTTGGCAGGTGGAGGCAGTGCAGCACCTTGATCAACTCTGGATGGCGAATCGAAAGTGACGATCGAAGAATCCAAATTGGTGGTGGCGGTCGATTCGACCAGCGTACCCAAGGCCAAGACCGAGCTTGACGCCTACACCGCGTCCGCCGCCAAGGCCGATGCGGCCACGGGCAAGCTGGCACAGACTTCGCGTTCTGCAACGTCTGCCCATACGACTGCGGCTGCGGACATGTCGCGTGCGGAGTAGGCCGCGTCCGCCTACGCCGAAACGGAAGCCCAAGCCGCCGCCCGCATTCATGACATGATCCAAGCCAGCCTTGCGGCAGCGGACGCCAGCAAGGCATAGATGGCCGCACAAGCTGCCGCCGCGACTAAGACGGCAGAATCCAGTGCCGCGCAGGTTGCCGCGAGCAAAGCCCTTACCGATGCGCAGACGCGCCAGATGGCGGCATGGACGGCATCACGCGCGCCCGTGGTGGAACTGGAAGCATTGCTCGGCAAGACCACACTGACCACGGCGGAAGTCGCGAAGGCGGAAGCGTTGCTGGACCGGGCGCAGGCATCTGGCGTTATCAGTGCTGGCGAGCTTACTGCGGCGTTCAAGGCGCTGGACGAAGCCAAGATCAAGGACGTTGCGGTCACCAAGGCGCAAGACGCGGCCAACAAAAGTGCGATCAACAGCCGCACGCAATACGAGCTTGGCGTCTTGGGTGGCGAAATCGCAACGGGCAACACCAGCCGCATCAAACGCTCCGTTCCGGCGCTGCTGAACGCATCCGGCTTGACCACGAAGCTGTTGTCACCGGTCGGGCTTGGCATCACTGCCGTCGTGGCGTCGCTGGCCCTGTTCGGTAAGGCCGTTGTTGACCGCGAACAAGACCTGCTCAACTTCAACAAGGCACTCGCCGCAACGGGTGACTTTGCTGGCACGTCTGCGGCACAGTTGCAAGGCATCGCCGCGATGGTTGGCGATTCCACCCATGACTACGGCAACGCGACCAAGGCTGTGCTGGCGCTCGCACAATCGGGGCAAGTGCTCGGTAGCCAGATGCAACAAATGGCGACGATTGCCGTCAACATGGCCTATATCACGGGCCAGTCGGTGGATAGCATCGCCAAGGAATTGATCAACCTGTAGGGCGACCCAACGCAGGCGGTTGTCAAGCTCACGTCGGCAATGGGGCTGCTGACCGCCGCGCAGTACAACCAGACCGTCATCACGCAACAGACGCAAGGCGCGAACGCCGCCGCCGCGTTGGCGATGAACGATTTAGCGAAGGCATCCGATGATGCCCGCGTGAAGCTGGTGGACAACGCCGGCATCGTGATCCGCGCGTGGGATGGGTTCAAGAACGGACTGTCAGACATCGGTCGCATGATCGCCAGCATTGGCGCGCAGCAAACGGCCATCCAGAAACTTGCCGACATCCAGCGCCAAATTAACAACTAGGCGACGCCGGGCGAAAAGGCCGCGCTGTAGACGCATTTCGCGCCACAGATTGCGCAGCTTCAGCAGCAGATACGTTCGGATGCCATGTTCGCTGCCGGACAAGAGTTGGCGAACCAAGGCAAGCAGGCGCACGACAAGGCGCTTGCTGAGGCGCTTGCGTACACCAAGCAGGGCACCGAAGGCTTTGTAGCTGACGCTGCCGCGATCAACAAAAAGCGCTACGCAGCCCTTGTCGGCATCGTTGACCCGTCCATCCGTGATCGCATCAACGCGGCCTACGATCAGCAGATTCGCGACGCGGTGAGCCGCGCCAACGCGCAATATCGCGGCGGAAGCAGCGGTGGCGTCACGCACCAGTCCAAGGCCGATCCGCTCGCCGGACTATCCAACATGGTCGCGGGGCTGACTGCAAAGTCCCTTGACGTGCCCGGCAATGCCGCGCTAACCGCTTACGTGCAGGGCGTGGCGAAGCTGGTTGACGAGTACGACAAGGCCATTGCCAAGGGCGGCAACGTCACCAAGGCGACTGCGGAATACGACGAAGGGATCAAGGCATTAAGTGCCGACCTCGCCGTTGCAACCGCCAAGCAGAAGGCTGCTGTCACAGCCTATCAGCAGGCCGTCGATGCGTAGACCGCCGCGCAAAAGGCCCAGCTAGACCTTTAGGTCCAGTCCATTGGCATGGGTGACCGCGAGATTCAACAGGCGCAAGCCTTGGCGCAGATTCGCCAACAATCCGAGGAAACCATTCGACAACTCACAGCGCAGCGAAATGCGTCACTTGCCATCAATCCGAAAGCGGACACGAGTGCCCTTGATGCCGAAATCACGGCGGAAAGGAACGCCCTGCAGCAGCGGTTGGCGAACCAGAAGCAGTATTACAGCGAAGTCACTGCCATGCAGTCCGATTGGATGGCCGGGCTGACTGCGAGTTGGCAGAACTACATCGACCAAGGAAAGGATGTTGCCGGCATGACCGCGAACGTGTTCACCGATGCGTTCAGCGGCATGGAAAACTCGATGGTCAACTTCGTCTAGACCGGCAAGCTGTCATTCAAGGACTTGGCCGATTCGATCATCTCCGACTTGGTGCGCATGGAAACGCGCATCCTGATTAGCAAGGCGCTGTCGTCAATTCTCGGTGCGTTTGCTACCGGGCCGTCCGGCTACAACATGGGCTACTTCGGAGCCTATAGCCAGTCGGCTACGGACGCGACCGCTGGCAGCGTAGTGCAATCGATCTACGGCAACGCCAAGGGCGGCGTATACAACTCGCCGAGCCTGTCCGCGTACTCCGGCAAAATCGTAACAAGTCCGACGTTCTTCGCCTTCGCGCGCGGCGCTGGCGTCATGGGCGAGGCCGGCCCCGAGGCGATCATGCCGCTGTCGCGCGGGCCTGACGGCAAGCTCGGCGTGAAGGCGCAAGGCGGCGGTACAACCGTGATCGTGGAGAACCACTCCGATTCTCAGGCACAAGTGCAGCAATCGAAGGATGGCAACGGCAACGACCTAATTCGCGTTGCGGTCGGGGCGGCGATGAACGAATGGAATAGCCAAGTGCAACGCGGCGGCCAGTCTTATAAGACGCTGCAACAGGTATTCGGGTTGAACCGGCGCGGCGTGCCGGTGGCGGGGTGATCCAGTGAGCAATCCGACATGGCCCGCATCCTTGCCGCAGTATCCCGACGACGACGGTTCGTCCGCCTACGCGCCCGTCATGGAGCCGGTCATCGCGACAAGCATGGAAACCGGAGCGCCCAAGTACCGGCGCCGCGTTACCTACATTCCAGAAACTTTTACGGGCAACGTGACGCTGACAAGCGCCTAGTGGGCAACGCTGCAAACGTTCTACGCGACCACGCTCAAAATGACGGGCGTATTCGATTGGGTGGACTTCCGCAGCGGCGCAACCGCGACCTACGGCTTTACCAAGATGCCAGCGCCGAAGTCGGACCAGGGCTATCCGGGGTATTGGGTTGTGCAACTCAATTTGCTGAAGGTGACGGCGTGAGGACGGTCAGCCAGTAGGCATTGCAGGCGATGCTCGCCGACCGCACGGCGGAAGTGTTCATTACGCTGCTGAAGATCGACCATGCAAGCTTCGCCAGTCCGATCTTGCTGGCCTATAACACGGAACCCGTTGTGCGGACGGACGGAACGTATTAGCCCTACCCATTTCAAGTCAATCTTCCGGATCAGGACGAGGACTCGCTGCCGCAAGTCACGGTGACCGTGGACAACGTGGACCTGACCGTCAACGACGCGATCCGCACGCTAACGGGCGACCCCCCGACCGTGACGATGATGGTGGTGCTGGCCGATTCGCCGGATACGGTAGAGGCGGGACCGTTCGTGTACTCGTTGCAAAACGCGCAGGCGGACGCGCAGACGATTCAGGGCGCGCTCGGTTTTGAGCAGGACATATTCAGCCAGCAGGTTCCATCGCAGACCTATACCCCGGTTTCGTCGCCGGGCCTGTTCTTGTGACTGCGATCCCAGCATGGGCAGGCGATTTTATTGGCCTGCCTTTCGCGGATCACGGCCGCGCACGTACGACGGGCTTGGATTGCTGGGGCTTGGTCAGACTCGTCTATTCCGAAGTGTTCAACCTCTAGCTGCCCAGCTATTCCAGCGACTACACCGATGCCCACGACCAAGCCAGCGTGTCGGCCGCTGTGGCCCAAGGATTGCAAGATGGCTGGCAACAGGTGTATAAGCCCTCTGCCGGCGATCTTTTGATCCTTCGGATTGCCGGGCGACCGTGGCATTGCGCGCTGATGGCAAGCCCTGAAGCGTTTTTGCATATGCCAGACAAGGGGACATCCTGCATCGAACGTCTGGATCGCCCCGCGTGGTCGCGTCGCGTGGAAGGATTCTGGCGACACGAGGCAACGCAGTGAAACCACTAACCTTGGCGGCTATTTTGGCGCTCACTGGCATTGTGATTGCCGCAGCCATTGGATTCAAAATATGGCTTGCACATGGCGGCGAGTATGAGTTTGGCCAATACGGAAGCGCCACGACTGCGGTCAAGGCCCAATTGTTTGACGCCGATTCGGCCAAATTCCGCAGCCTGTACATTTCACCAGCAGGCGTAGTGTGTGGCGAGGTGAACGCAAAAAATCGATTCGGCGCTTACGTGGGATTTCGCATGTTTGAATACGATAATCGCCACGGACTCGCCGAAGTCAGGATCAGGGATGACGAACCGTCCTCCAATACGATGGACAACATGATGTGGAAGTACGACTGTGGAGTCTAACCGCATAAGGGGCGGCTGCGCCTTCGCGATTGCGGTATTGGCGGCGTTGCTGCTTTCGGGCTGCACGACCTATTCCGAAATGGCTACGCGGCCGGTGAGCTATTCCGCGACCACTTCCAAGGCTCCGCAGGTATACGCGGATTGCCTGCTTCCGAAGTTGATGGACACGAACGCCGCGAGTCATATCGTGCCGCGCGGTGACGGGCTTGATATTGTCGTGCCTGTCGGCGGTGGCACGCCGCAGGCCGTAATGATGACGTTTGATATTACGCCATCCGGTGGATCAACTACCGTACAGATGCGACACATGGCATCGCTTAGCGAGTTCCCGAAACAATGGAAGCAAGCGCAAACATGCCTTTGACCGAACCGGACAAGATGGCCAAATTTCCAGCCGACCACTGCATGGTAGTTGCCAAACCGCATCCGTTCGCGTCAGACGCGGTTTGCGCTTCGATTCGGGCCTCCACCATCTCCTAGATGCTCGGCGAGCATGCGTCGCGGGCTGTTGAGGTGCGCGTCGGCGGCAAAATCGTGCCGCCTGAATTTTGGGCGTATGTGAAGCCTAAACCAGGACAGATTCTTCACGCCACGGTTGTGCCATAGGGCGGCAACGCAGGGAAGTGGCTGAAGATCATCGCGGTTATCGTCATCAGCTATTTTACTTTCGGTGCCGGTGCGGCAGCAGCCGCAACATGGCTTGGGGTCAGTGCGACCACACTGCAAATCATCGGCATGGTGGCGATCCTTGCCGTTAACGCATTGATCCCGCCGCCTTCGTTCAAGGGCGGCCTCGGCGGCTCCGGCGATCCTTTCAATCAACTCGCCAGCATCACCGGCACCAGCAACCAGGCAAACCCCTACGGCGTGATCCCCTGCGTCGTTGGCAAGATGCGGTTCTATCCGCCGCACGCCGCATTGCCCTTCACGGAAACACTGGGCGATGATTAGTACCTGCGGATGTTGCTTGATCTCGGCTACGGTGATCTCGACATTTCCGATATCCAGATCGGCGAAACCGCGATCACGAGCTACGTGGGTGTCGAAACTGAAATCAGCACGTCGCCCACGCTGTTCTCGCAAGACGTGTACGAGCTTGGTGTCGGCGTTGAGCTTGACGACGCTGGCAACAACGCGGTTCGCACAACCCAAAGCGCCACAACTGAAATTAGCCTCGACCTGATCGGGCCGCAAGGCATCTTCGGCGTGGACAGCAAGGGCGGCACGGTCACCGGCAGCATCCAGTTCAACATCGTGTATCGTCCGACCGGCTCCAGTACATGGCTGCCGATTGGCAGTGCGTCGGGTCTTGCTCTCGCTGGCGGCATTACCGCAAGCGGATCGACCATCACCATCACATCCGGTGCGCGCAAGACCTATCGCGGCGGCGTGCGCTGGAAAGTGGCATCGGGTCAGTATGACGTGTCGATCACCCGCGTCACTGCCAAGGGAATCGGCTTTCCCGGCGCGGTCGATACCAATAGCGTCGTCTCGGGCATCCAGTGGACCGTGCTGCGTTCGTTCTCACCGCAACTGCCAAGCACCACGGACACGCTCAAGCTCGCCGTGCGAATCAAGGCGACGGACCAATTGCAAGGCGTCGTCTAGAACCTTTCCGTGCTGGCGGCGCAAAAGATTCCGCAATGGGACAAGGCAAACCAAGTCTGGCTCGCCTCGGCCGAAACCGAAAACCCGGCGTGGATTTACGCATGGATGCTGACCCGCTGCCCGGCCGTATAGCGACGGCTTGCGGACGCAAGGCTTGATCTCGACGGCATCGCCGACTGGGCGGACGAGTGCGCAGCCAAGGGCTTGGCGTGCAGCTTCGTCATGGATTCGGCGCGTGCCTTTTCGGACGTGCTACGCGACGTGCTTGCATCCGGCCGTGCCAGTTTCGGCATGGTCAATGGCAAGTATGGGGCCGTGCGCGACAAGGCGCAGACCGTGCCAGTACAGATGTTCACGCCGTCCAATTCCTGGGGCTTCAGCTATCAGCGCGCATTCGGCGAACTGCCGCACGCCCTGCGGGTCAATTTCACGAACCCGGAAGCCAATTACCAGCAAGACGTGTGCGTCGTCTACGCGGATGGCTACAACGCAGACGGTTCGGGCGGGCTGACTGCCGCGACCAAGTTCGAGCAATTAGACCTTCGCATGGTGACCGATCCCGATGCGGCTTGGCGATTGGGTCGTTATCACCTTGCGGTCGGCTACAACCGGCCCACGACGTACAGCCTCAACACCGACATCGAAGGCATGGTGTGCGAGCGCGGCGATCTTGTGCGTGTGGCCCATGACATCACCGAATGGGGATCGGCATGGGGTCGGTTTGTTTCGGTGTCCAGCGACGGTCTGACCGTGACGCTGTAGGGCACCGTCGATCTTGAATCCGGCAAGACCTACCAATTGCAGGCCCGCAAGAGCGACGGCACGCAAGCTACTGTCAACGTGACCTCTGCGGCAGGCACGGAGCTTTCGACCATCACGCTATCCGCCAGCACCGGCGCATCGTAGGGCGATCTTTGGGTCTTGGGTGAAGTCAATCATGGCACCGCCGACCTGATCGTGAAGTCGGTCAAGCCAAGCGACAACCTGACCGCAAACATTGTGTTCGTGGACGCCGCCCCGGCCGTCCTGACCGCCGACAGTGGCACGCCGCCGACGTTCGTATCTTCGATCACCGGCAAGGCGTGGTGCGATGCGCCCGACCCGCCGCAACTCCAATTGATCGTGACGGGCACGCCTGACGATGCGGGTACGTATCGTCCGTGGGTAGGCGTTTCCTTGCCGCCGCAGTCGGGCGTTTTACGGCCGAGCGGCGGCGGTGGCGGCGGTGGTGGCAGCTACATCATGAATCGCCGAACAATAAGCTCGCTATGACCAAAACGGCAGCCACTAAATTTCAAGTCCGCTGGCGCAAGAGTGACGAACCGGACACGCTTTGGTCATCGCCCGTCGATGTCGGCAAGGATGGCAATATTGACGTGCCGGGTCTTGAGCGTGTCACGGATTACGTATTTCAGGCTCGCGCGGGTAGTGCATGCGGCGCGTGGTCCGATTGGGTAGTCCAGACCTTCAATATGCCGGAAGCGGCGGCCCCTGAAGCTGTAAGCAGCCTCACGGCGCAATCCGTGGCGGATGGCGTGCATCTTTCGTGGGCATCGATCATCGCCGATGGTGGCACGAAATTCGCCATTGAACGCAGTACCAGCTCAGACAGCGGCTTTGCCGAGCGCGCTCGCACCACGGCCACAGCCTACACCGACCCGGAAACCAGCGGCACGGTCTTTTACTACCGCGTGCGCGCGGTCAACTATCGCGGCAGCTTCGGACCCTACAGCAACGTCGTGTCATCGCAAGGCGTCGCCGTGGACGCCCTTGGCGATGATGTTGCGGCGGCGTAGCAGGCGGCAGCCAACGCGCAGCAAGCCGCCGACGCGGCGAACACGCAGCTTGCCGACATCGCCAGTGATAACGTCCTCTCGTCGGCCGAAAAGCCAAACGTCGCACGCGACTATGACGTCATCACGACCGAACAGGCCGGCATCGATGGGCAGGCCGACGCCTACGGCATCACGACCGAAAAGACTGCGTATGACAACGCGGTATCGGCGCTCACCACATACCTCAACGGGCTGACCTCGCCCACGGCGTGGAACGACAAGAGCGGCAACACCACTATCGCCGCGACGACGTTCAAGAGCAAGTTCACCGATGTCTATTCGGCGCGCCAGACGCTGCTGGACAAAATCTATGCGGCGGCCAAAAGTCTGGCCGCCACCGCATAGACGACCGGCAACACCGCGACGCAACTCGCGAACCAGGTAAACGTACAAAACCCAGGCTTCGATGCCGGTGACGTGGGCTGGATCAAGGATGCGGGGTGGACGATCAAGACCGATGGTGCGGGTCCCGGTCAAGGCGCCGGGTATGCGCAATTCAACCCGACCGGTGGCAACGGCGCTATCAAGAACCAGGCGCTGTGTTTTGTCACCGTCGGGCAGGTCTATAAGGCCCAAGCGCTGATCCGCGCGATCGGCGCGAACGGATCAGGTTATGTAAAAATCGCGTGGCTGGACGCAAACCTCAACGTCGTCGGCAGCAATTCGCCCGGCAGCGTGGTGACCGGAACCACGATAGCAGGCTCATTCGTATCCGCGCCAGCCCCTGCGGGTGCGGTGTACGGCCAAGTCTGGATCGAGGTGGATGGCTGCACGACCGGCACGTATCAGGCCGATAATGTTGTTTCCAACCTGCAGCCTTCGAGCATTGATGAGGTGCCGGATGGTCAGGGTCGCTTCGCGGCCGTCTACAACCCGGCGACGCAGGCGGGTATTTTTCAGCCCGCCCAAAACCTGCTCACAAATCCCAACGGATTCATGGGCACGCAATATTGGCCCGGTGTCATCTCTGGGCACGGCCTCAATCCCGGCTTTCTTGGGTTCGCCGCGACACAGGGGTGGAGCGGGACTCCTGGCCTTACGGATCAAGGGTTAAGCCATATCGCGATCACGGGCATTACGCCCGGATTGGCGTTTACGCTTTCGTGCGACCTATGCACGACGCTTATAACTGGCGGTCAAGTTCAGGCGTACATGTCGTTTCAAAATGACAGCGGCACCGAATTGTTGCGATCAACCGCAACCGCCGTCAATGGGACTGGCTTCGCAAAATATTCGGTCACCGGCACGGCGCCCGCTGGCACCACGCGTCTCTTCGCGGTCATGCGCGCTCAAAATCTCGTCGGTTCCGGCATCCCATTTTGGCGCAATATCAAGATCGAAGTCGGGTCGGTGGCGACGCCGTTCAACGATCAAGCGTCGCAGATGGGAAACTAGCTCACCAGCCCAGGCAGCGGGCAGACCATCGGCGATCAGCGCAACCTGCTGCCTGTGACTTGGGCCGGTGTGAGATCGGTGATCGCAAGCGCCAACCCGATCAGCTATTCGATCAGCGGCACGACGGTCAATTTCAGCGTCACGGCATTCAACTTGAGCGGCGGCGGCTTTCCCGTCAGCTATAACGCAAGCAGCGGCAGCGTGACGCAGGCGGCGGGCACAACGGCAACGTGGTATCTGTATTACCGCGACCCCACGAGTTCTGGCGGGTCCAAGACGCTCGGCATGACGATCTATCCGCAAGACCTCGCCGCATACCCTGATGTCGTGCGGATCGGTTCGGCCACGGTCACCGTCGCATCGGGCGGCGGCGGATCAAGCGGCACCGGATCGGGCGGGGGCGGCGGTAGCGGCGATCCACCCGGATACCCAGTCAAGTGAGAACGTCATGAGTTATACCATCGCATCGCCACAGCCTGCCGGACTCAATCCAGGCGAAACCGCTGTCATGCTCGATAGCGGCGAAATCATCGCGGTGTCGGCAACGGTTACCCCCCAGGCGAACAATGCCCCGTCGTTCGTGAGCGCAGTGGCGCGGCAGGTCAATGCCGACGGGTCTGCAATGATGGATGCTGCCGGCCAACCAATCACGACCGAGTTCAAGGCCACCCCGTCAACGGAGGTCGCCAACGATCCGATCACGTTTGCGGCGGCGAAAAAAGATTGTCTGATGGCGGTCTTGGGCGAACCGCTCACCGGGCCTCTGTCCGATCCCATCCACGCGAATGCGATCGCCAATTGCAGCATCCGCAACCGTATCGCGGCACTCGCGATCGCCGGACCGGTGGACGCCGGCGCGCTGCTGTAAGGCCCCGGAAGTCAGGCGACAGGGAGTGCCGACGCCGGGGCTTCGGCTGTCTACCGGATGCGCGCCGCTGACGCAGGGATGCGGCTTTCAGCGGTGGATAAGTCGCGAAAGGTAGACGCGCGCTTTGACCGAAAGTTTCACGTGAAGCAATGGCTTGCGTGCAGCCGGATTGCAGACTGTTAATCTGGGGGTCCTTGGTTCGAGTCCAAGTTCGGGCGCCAGTTTTCAATGACTTGTGGCTGTACTGGCAAGTTCAGTGTCTACCGATATGCCGATTGTCTACCGCACCGGTGCAATCGGCGTCGGTTTCACCCGGTACACCTTGCGCGTGATGGCCTCATCTTCGTGCGCCAGCAGTGCCGCCGCGTGCTGCAATGTGTCGGCATCGCTGGCGGTCTTTTTCCGCAAGTCATGGAAATGGATGTCGGCCAATCCGGCGCGAAGCTTGAGCTTGCGCCACGATGCCCGGAAGCCGCTCGACGTGTAGGCTGTCCCGTCCTGATTCAGGAACAGCGGCACGGCTCCCACTCGCATCCCGGCGAGTTCCCGCCACGCCTGCCGCAAGCCATCCGACCACGCGATCAACACCCGCTTTCCGGTCTTGCCCGTCTCGACCGTGATTCCGGCATCGCTGGCGTCGCACAAACGCAGCCGCAACAAATCCCCCTCTCGTAGCCCGGTCATGTACGCGACGCGCAGGAAAGCCCTCCAGCGCGGTTTGGCCGCCTCCAGTAGCCGGACAAATTCCTCGTCCGTCACGTACCGCTGTCGTGGTCGCTCCGGGTTCCGGTAGTGCAAGCCCGCTGCCGGATTCTCGCCGGCGAAGATCCCTGCGTTGCGCGCCCATGTGTACGCCGCCGACAACAGCGCCCGCTCGCGGTTGGCCGATACCGTGCCTCGCCGCCTGACGTATTCGTACACGTTTGCCCGCGTGACATCCTCGACGGCCATCCTGCCGAACACCGGCACCAGCATCTTCATGCCGTCCTGATAGCTCCGCACCGTGGATGCCGCCAGCCGCTTGCGGTTGTCCTCGACGTACTGCGCGAGCAATTGCGCCACGGTACGCAAGGGCGTGGCAGCTTGGCCTTCCCATTCCGCCCACGTCCGCAACGCCTGTCCGTAATCGGTTCCGACCCGCACCCACTTGTGCGCGCGCACGTAGTAATACGCGCCATGCTTGCGGTGAAGGCGGGGTGGAAGTGTTCGGTTCATGCCGCCTTAATCGCGTCGAAATTCGGCGTTGCGCGCTTGCGCTCGGGCTGCCGAGCATAATCCCGCCAGTCGCGCCGATCCACCAGCGGGCGCCCGGATTGCGCCTGCACCGTGAACCTAATCCCCATCGCCGCCAATGCTTCGCACTGCTGCGCGTGCCAGGTCTTGCCTGTCACTTCGCGTACTTCGGCAGCGGTGAGACAAAGGCTCATTGGGCGTCATGTTCGTCCAGAGCAATTGATGCGTTGCCTATAGCGCGACACAATTCATCGTCGCGTCCGGCTACGCCGCCAGACGTTTGGGCAGCAAATATGAGTTTCCGCAGCGCATCCGCGAGCTTGTCAGCGTTCATGGCGTCTCCTTCGCGATGCTCTGGCCGCCGATAATCTTGCTGCAATTACGCATGATCGCCGTGCCGTAGCAGTAGTCCGAAAAGAACTGCGTCTTGTTGCAAGTGACGGTCTCAAAATCGACCTGTTTCGCCTGTTCCAGGGTGCAGCGGTATTCCATTGGCGCGGTATCCCAAGGCGGTTGCTGTTGGGCGCAACCACATAAGCACAATGCGGCAATCAGAATGATGGGTTTCATGGTGCCTCCTTTAGCCATCTCGCGGCGCTCCAATCGTGCAACCGCCCGGCCCATCGCGAATTGCGAGTCCAAAACAGAAGCGGGTGCGCGATGCAGTTGTGGAGGAATGAAAACCACGCACGGCGCACCTGTTCCAGCGACATTTTCTTGTCCATTTCGGTTCCTTGGTGGATAACATGGCCGCGGGTGGTGTTACACACCACTATGGGGCCGAATGCTTGTTATGCGGCACAAGCGGGCCGCACCACTCGAAGTTTTCGTTATGGTTTTCGAGCGGGTCGAAATCGTCGTTGTCGTCGTCGCTGTTCATGCAATGCAGGTTGCTGCACAGTTCGCCATCGAGGTCTCGCACTTCCACCAGCGCGGCTTTCTTGGGTTTCCCAAGCCAGTATCCGCGTACCCAGTAGGCTCCCGGTTCGGTCGGTTTGCTCTTTGTCCAGTTCAGTTCCATTTCTCGCTCCGTAGGTGGGTGCCGCCTAACAATTCATTCCAGCGGACGGCTTTCAGCCGCTACTGATTCCGGCATCAGCACGCATCATGCTCGGGCGCGTAGTACGTCTTTCGCGCTTGGGTGATCACGCTGGTAATCGCCATGCAAAACTGCGACGACGGCCACTTTTGTTGCAACTGGTCGCGCAGTTCAGTCCACTCCTTGACGGTCATCGTGATTTTCATTGTCGCCTCAATTTCATTGGGCGATTCGATCAAAAATCTGGCTCTCATTTCGCTATCCTCAATGCCTGGCGCATCACGCGTCAGAATGGGATATCCGAGTCATCCTCGAACCCGCCGCCGCCCGATTCCTTCACCGGCGCGCGTGACGGCTGGCGCGGTTCGCTTGACGGCTTGTAATCGTTCTCGCTGGCGTAATACTTGCCGCCGCGCGATTCCTTTATGTCGATCCGCACTTCGCCGGAACGCTGCGCAAGCCACGCCTGCAATTCCGCGACGTTCACCACCAGATTCGCCTTGACGAATGACGGCGCGTTGTCGCGTGGCGCGTAGGCCCGCAGGCCGTCGATGAATTTTGCTTCGGTCATGCCGCTTTCTCCTGTTCCTGGGCTTTGTGCGGAAGCGAAGTCTTGACCCAATTCCGCTGTTCAGTTGTAAAAACCAGTCCGCCCTTGGTCGGCGCGCGCCATAGCAATATCTGGTCGTCGCGGTCGATTTCATTCCAGATTTCCGCAATCGCGTACGCATCACGTTCATCCGGCTCGGCTTCAAGATATGCCTTAAGCGCGGCCACGGAACGCCAATTCCTGCCCACGGCGGCTTCGTGTTGAAGCTGATGCTTGGCCTCGCGTTCCTCTTCGGAGTCGAATTCGTAGCCGCCCTCAGAATTGTTGGCGACTTCGATCACCTGCGCGAGCTTGTCATTCGTGTACGGCCATGTCTTGCTGGCGCGCTTGATAATGGCCTTCTTCGCCATTTGCTCGAACCACTCCACCCACGGACCCGATTTTTTCTTGGCGTACGCCATCGACTTGTCGCGAATCTTCGCGATTTCCGACATCGGCATGACTTCGGTGAGGATGTCGCCATCCTTGGTCTTGGCGATGCAGTACACGCCGATAACTTCCCCGCGATCTTGCTTGAACGGGTCGGCTTGGTGATCAGGGATTGACGCGGGGCCGTGATAGGTGAATGTGTCGTTCGCATACACCACGTCCGCCCGCGCCCATACAATCGCCCCTGAATCCGTGGCGATCTTGATCAGGCCCTTGTAGGAAATGTCCAACACGATCTGGCCATCGCGCGGGACCAGGTAGGCGTAGGCGTTCGCTGGGTTCAAGGTTAGGCCGGTACTCGCCACGTTGATCATGGCGAGGTGTACCGACTGCGAATTTTCATTCGCAACCTTCATTGCGTAGTCGGTTTTCATCAATGCCTGCATGGCGAAGATGGATTCCTTGTCATAGTTGACGGCGCTTTGCGCGACCACCAGAAAGCGGTCTTTTGCCTTTGCAATCGCCGATTGATACGGCTGCAATTCGTGACTCATGGCTTCAATTCCTTGCCGTGTACGCCACGGCTGGCGTGCGGGAATGGAGTGCTGGTTACGTCTCCGGCGAGGGCTTTAACCTCCGTCTTGCTGTCGTCCGGCCTGTGCTTTTACGTGGAACTAATCGCCGGCTTCCCCACGTCGCGACCGTTGTGTTCTTCGTCCTTGGCGGAAACGCCCGCCAGCGTGGTTTCAAGTTCTCTTCCAGTGAAGCCATAACGTAATTCGGCGTCACGTCGAGAGGCGGCGGCCTCATCTTTTGTTTTATACGAGCCTATGTGCATAACTTCTCCGCTTACGCAGATTGAAGATACCCATTTACGGTTCTTTTTATTCCACTTGACTCCTACTCGACCGGATGTATTTCTACTTGTGATACGCCTATTTCTGGCGTTCTCGGAGACAGTTACTTCTCGCAAATTGCGTATTGCATTATCTGTTCTGCAACCATTTAGGTGATCTAGCTCGACACTTGGAAACGCTCCATACATGTACATCCACGCTAACCTATGGGTTCTGTAGCTCTTGTCCATGATTGATATGCGCACATATCCGCAACTCTCTACGCGTCCTGCTTGTTTGCCTGCGTACCTACTATTCCACGCAAGCCAATATCGACGTTTCGAGAAAAGTTCAATTGGGCGCTCGTTCCAAGTGAATACGCCGCTTTCTGGATCGTATTCGAGGATGGTCCTAAGTAAAACCTGTGATATTTTCATGAGTCGCCAAGCGTGTGAGAATGGATACCGGCACCAGTCGCCCCAGCCGGTGCGGGGTGAAGGAGTGCGCCTGTCGGCGCTACGCGGACTGGCTCGCGCTGGGGAATCGGTTCCGGCACGGTCACGCGCCGGGGCTTGCTGGCCGCTGCGATGATCCGCAGCGCGCTTTCGTAGTCGGGCAATTCGGCCCGATGGCCGCCGCGCGACAGCAGCGATTGCGCGCGTGCCCGAATGCTGATTTCGTGCGCCGGTGGCGTATGCGGAAGCCGCGACCATGGAGCCGCTCCGTACACGACGGGCTTGATGGCGGTCTCGGGCATCGGGCAACCCACGATGCTTAGCTTGCGGACGGCGTTCATGGCGTTGCCTCGATCATGCGGACGATGCGGTAGGGCTGTCCGCTGGCATCCAATGCGACAAGACCGCCAGCGAATTCCTCTGCAGCCTCCCTTGTGGCAAACAGACGAGCGCGCGGATGGTCACCGCGAATAGCTCCGTCGCTGTCGATAATTACCCACCCTTCCGCAGGCTTTGGCTTGATGCGGTATTGGCGTCTGGCGAAGTCAAATACCGGCGCGTTGGCCGGCCACCACCCATCTGCTAATGAGGATCGATACTCCACATCCCCACCATCGGCGTAATGCTGCAAAACCTTGGATGCCTCTCGGGCTTCATCGCGTGTCATGCTGCAATCTCCTTTCCGTATTTCTCGGCCAACTCGTCCCGCGCCTTGTCCTTCGCTTGTTCCGCGATTCGCGCGCCCAGATACATTTCCAGCAGTTCGCCAGCACGGCATGTGTCGCTGTCAACAAGCGCCCACGCCAGCAGTTGTGCTTGCATCGCCGGCAGCCCAAGACCGCCAAGTTCTTCAAACCATGCGTCCGCGCTTTTGCGGGCCATCTTCTGCGCCTGTTCGACGTAGGCCGATGCGGTTTCGTGATCAATCATCAGGTTGCACATGTCAGCGTTCCTCTCTCGCCAGTGCGGCGCCTTCGCGCCAGCTTTCGATAAGTGATTGCGCCGCTTCGGATTCCTTGCGCGCGATTTCATCGGCGACCTTCTTCGCGGCATCCTTGATGGCGTCCGCGATGTCGTCGGCGGTGTACGCGAACGGTCCGCCCGGCAGCGCAGTAGGGTCCGTCAGCAGGATTGCCATGTTTTCGCCGAAGCGCTCCGTGAGTTCGTCATACATGGACTGGAACGCCTCGCCGTCGCGTTCGACCTGCGCAAGCGCGCGGTCATACGCGGCTTCGTTGCGGTCGTCGGCGGGGCCAAGGTCGGACGCTCGAAACGGTATGGCGTTCATGGCCGCACCCCCGTCAGCGCCACGTACACCACGATCCCGCATGCGACGAACCAGAATGCGGATACCTTCACGAGCGCCTTCGCAACCATCGCATCAAGCTGCGATTGCGTGTACAGGACGGGCTCCCAGTCGTCGTCGGCAAGGTCGGCAGGACGCGTGTCGGGCAAGTTGACGGCGTTCATGGCGTCACCTTGACCGGCTTGCCGTTGATGTCTACCGCCACGCACGCACGCACAACACGTGGCGCTTTGGCCTTGGCCGTGGCGCCCGGAATCTGCACGAGTTCCGAAACGCGCACACCGACTGCCACAAACTTGGTTGCGCCGGAGTGATAGGCGAGCGCGTGCACTGGCGTTGGACCGAAATGAAGGCCGCCGCCACAAACCGGAGCGGGGTTCCAGTCGTCGCACGACGGCTTACTGCCAGGCGAGTAATCGGTGCCGCGATCCGTGGTCCATGCGTCGTTGACGGCCTTGTAGAGCGTTGCAATGCCGCGCTTGACCTCAACGCCGTGGTATTCGCACCATGCCGCGCCGTCCATTTCATCGATACGCGTGTGATCGAGAATCACGCCGCCTTGCACGTTGACCGTTGAGTGATGCAAGCGAACGGCGACAAGCGTCGCGGCCGTGACCGTGGACGAGCCGTAGGCCGTGACCGTGGACGAGCCGTAGGCCCTGACCGTGGACGAGTCGTAGGCCGTGACCGTGGACGAGCCGTAGGCCCTGACCGTGGACGAGTCGTAGGCCGTGACCGTGGACGAGCCGTAGGCCGTGACCGTGGACGAGCCGCAGGCCGTGACCGTGGACGAGCCGTAGGCCGTGACCGTGGACGAGCCGTAGGCCCTGACCGTGGACGAGTCGTAGGCCGTGACCGTGGACGAGCCGTAGGCCGTGACCGTGGACGAGCCGTAGGCCGTGACCGTGGACGAGCCGTAGGCCCTGACCGTGGACGAGCCGTAGGCCCTGACCTCAAGCCAGACACCAGCGGGCGAATTGATGTCGATCCAATCGATCTTGTCTTTGATCGCCCGATCGAGTTCGGCTTGAGACGTGACAGTGCGCGTACTCACGGCGACACCGCCTTCGCCAAGGCGACGCGCATGCGCTCGATGGCCTTCATGCAAAGGTGCGAATCGCCGCAGTAGATGAAGATTTCATCCACGTCATCGTGGTATTTCACGTGGGCCGGCTTCGCATAAACGTTGTTGTGTGCGTGTGCCATGTTCGTCTCCTGTCAGTTCAGTTCGTCCACGAGCGCCTGCGCTGCATTCAGCGCGGCGACGTATGCGGGTGAATACGGTTTTGCGCGGATCAGCGCCTTGAGCGCGACGTACAGCCGCTTGGACGCAGCCATCACTTCAGCGTCGGGCTTGCCGTCGTATCCGATAGCGATCGCTTCCCCGTTCCCGTCGCGGATTTCCCACCAGCGACGGCGGCGGTTCCAGACGACTACCCAAAGGCCGGGGGAGAGGCGGGTGGTCACTGCATCTGCCCGCGCTGTTGGCGATCAAGTGCGCGAATAGCGCGATCAGCCTGCTTGCGGTCGATGACCTGCCCGCCAATGCAATCGAATTCTTCCCGAAGGCGGTTCAGTGCCCGACCATTGCCGACGCCTTCGTCGCTGCAGATATCCGCCAAGTAATAGGCGGCCACAGCAAATACAGACTTGGGAATGCTGTCGTACGCCGGGCCTAACAGCTCGCGAGCTGCCGCGTCTTGTTTGCCGATGCTCATGCCCTTGCTCCCGTGCCTGATTGGCGACGGGGAATAGATTAGCGCCGCTGATATTCAATGTCAAGAGCGGGGCTAATATTTTAATTCATACCAAATCAGTTACTTAACTCACAGACACGAAAAACCCCGCCAGAGCGGGGCAGTGTGTGGCTCAAAGCGTGGGGCGCGTCACGTTTCGCAGCGCGCGCACGCAAATGTTACGGGAGAGTTTACATTCGTAGCTCCCGGATCGTGTCTCAAGGCACGGGATGTGCTGCCTGTTTGATCGTCTCAGGCGATCAATACGGGGAAATCATGGACCAAGAAACCACTAACGCTTTCGTGGCGCTGATCCGCGAGGCCTGCGCGATGCAGCTTGCTGGAGTCGAACGGCCTGATTGGCAAACTCATCTTCGAGACCGCCTATCATCGTCTTCACGTGCAAGCCGTTCCGAACCTGCGGTTCAAGCTTCCGAAGCTTCTCAACAAAGGCCATTCCCGCGTCTGGTATGGACTCGGCCAGAGCAACAGCCAACAACGATTGCGTCACCGCAATCGACTGAAGAAGCTCCTTCACTTGCTTCGGAGACAGGTCCGCAGCGTCAGTAGTCGTAGACATTTTGTCGCGAATGTTGGGGGCGGCTTGGAATTGTTGCTCCGGTAGGTCTTCCCGTACCTGGCGGGGGTCGAACCCAACCTCGTCCGCAAACGCAAGCAGGGCGCGGTAGTTCAAAGCAATGTGGCCGTTGAGGTATTGAGAGACAGCACCTTGTGTGCCGCGTCCGAGCACGTTCGCTAGCCGCTCGGCCATAACTTCCTGCGTGAGCGGCCTGCCCGCAGCTTTGCGTTTGGGGACCTCGGAATCCCATATGGCCCGAAGTTTTCGGGCCGCTTCCTTGTCGGCCGATGTCAGATTTCGCTTGCGCTCTTTCATGGCCGCGAGGGTATTAGCGCCGCGCATGATCGTGCCATGAGCGGGGCTCTTGCTTTGATGTATCAGCGGTGCTAATGTATGGGCCATGGACCTTTCCGCCTATCTAAAACGTTCCGAATCATCTCAGGCTGCATTCGCTCAACGTGTCGGCGTGACGCAAAGCCGCGTGAGCCAGTGGCTGAACGGTGAAACGATCCCGGCCGAGCGGTGCGTAAAGATCGAACAGGCCACTGGCGGGAAAGTGACTCGACAGGAGCTGAGACCCGACCTGTTCAACTCGGCATCACGCGACACCCAAACAGCCTAACCCGCGCCAGCCTCCGTGCCGGTGCGGGTTTTTATTGGGCCACGGATGGCCTTCCGAACGTATCCGAAACGGGTTTAACCACGTTCAGGAAAGCCCAATGAACCAGCAATCGCTATTCCACGAAACCCTTACCGAAGCGCTGCAGGACTGCATTCGCGCGCTCGGCGGCGCGAAGGCTGTGGGCCACGCGATGCGCCCGGAAAAGTCGATTGACGACGCGCGACGCTGGCTGCTTGACACGCTGAATCCTGATCGCGCCGAAAAGCTCGCGCCGGATCAAGTGCTGTGGATTCTCAAGGAATCCCGCAAGGTCGGTTGCCACGCGGCGATGGCATACATCGCGCGCGAATGTGGCTATGCCGATCCGCAACCGATTGAACCCGAGGACGAACGCGCGACGCTGCAGCGCGAGTACATCGCTGCCGTCAAGACGCTTTCGGCGATCCAGACGCGCCTAGAGCGCAACGGGGTACACGCATGAACACGATGCTTTCGCTCACCGACGACGAGCTTGACGTGCCCGCCAACTACTGGGCCGGGCAGATCGGCCAGCTTGACGAGCGCGGGTCTGACATGGCGCTCAAGCGCATCGAACAACTGGAGCGCGCGAAGCAGTCCGGTCACGCGCTGCACAACTTCGCGATGCAGGAGGCTGCGTGATGGCTCACTTTTTCGTGGGGCAGCGTGTACGCGTGAAGGCAGCACGAACTCGCGAGGCGGCTGAGTTCGTCGGCTGCGAAACCAGAATCATCGGGAGTGAATTTACTGATGGCGAGGACCACTGGGTTCTTGCGCTGAAATCAGCCGCTCTCCCACAGGCGACAGTGATATGCGCCAAATTTTCCGCGTCCCAATACCTCGAACCCATCCTTCCCGACGGTCACCAAGCCTGCGACGACGACTTCAAACGCGACCTTGACCGGCTGCTTGAGCGGCAGGGGATCGCCGCATGAAGTTCCTCTCCGTGTGCAGCGGCATTGAAGCTGCTTCCGTTGCGTGGAAGCCACTCGGCTGGCGCGCGCACGCATTCAGCGAGATCGAGAAATTCCCATCGCAGGTGCTGGCGCATCACTACCCCGACGTGCCGAACCTTGGCGACATGACGCGCTACCAGGAGTGGCCCGATGCGGCAATCGACCTTCTTGTTGGAGGAACCCCGTGCCAATCATTCAGCGTCGCGGGACTCCGCAAGGGACTGGGCGACCCGCGTGGCAACCTCATGCTTACCTACGGTGCGATTGCTGGCCGCTATCGGCCCCGCTGGCTGGTTTGGGAGAACGTGCCCGGCGTCCTGTCGTCTAACGGCGGACGGGATTTTGGAACCTTCCTCGGGATGCTGGCAGAACTCGGGTATGGGTTCGCCTACCGAATTCTTGACGCTCAATACATCCGAGTGGACGGCTTTGCCCGCGCAGTTCCGCAGCGACGCCGGCGTGTGTTCGTTGTCGGACATTTTGGAGACTGGCGACGTGCCGCGGCGGTACTTTTTGAGCGCGAAAGCCTGTGCGGGCATCCTGCGCCGCGCCGACAAGCGCGGGAAGGTATTGCCGGAACAGTTGCGCGCAGCCTTGCAATCCGTGGTCGAGACGGAACGCCGCAAGCAGAACTTGGCGAAGATGTCGCAAACGCCGTCCTGACACCGAGTGGCGGTCGCGCTGGGATCGGCGTCGGCGCAGTCCTGCAATCGTGGCCCGCTGAAGTCGCCAGCACGCTAAATGCCCACTACGGCGACAAGCAAGGTCTTGAAGATCAACACGCGCTGGGGGGGGGGCAGCTGTTTGTCCCTGCCGAGCGTATCGCTCTGCCTCAATGCGGGCGCGATGGGCAGGTTGGACGCGGAAAGCGAAACGCTGATTCCTGCCATCGGGGGCGGCTTCGATGTCTTGCCTTTCGATACTACGCAGATCACCAGTCCTGCGAACCGCAGCCACCCTAAGTTTGGAAACGCGTGTCATTCGCTAGCTGCCGGAGCTCACCCACCGACGATAGCTTTTGACTGCAAAGCATCCGGTCAAAACGGATTCGGCATTGGCGAGATCGCCAGCACCATGCGCGCAATGGGCCACGCCGGAAGTCACACGAACGGCGGTGGCCATCAAGCGGTAATGGATCGCTACGGCGTGCGCCGCCTTATGCCGGTCGAGTGCGAACGTCTGCAGGGCTTCCCTGACGGCTACACGGACATCCGTCCGAGCGGCAAAGCCACACCAGATGGCCCGCGCTACAAGGCGTGCGGCAACAGCATGGCGATCCCACCTATGCGGTGGATTGGGCGGCGTATCCAATTGGTTGAATCCATCAATTCTGCACATGCAGCGGAGGCCGCATGAAATGGCGCGCGCGCGAATCATCCGATGTCCGTATTCGCCGGTCCTTCCTGTTTCTCCCGAGGACTATCAACGGCGAAACGCGCTGGATGGAATGGGCTTGCTGGAAAGAGCGCGATTACAACCATCCGCACCATTTCGGATGGAAGCCGCTTTGCTGGATGGAGGCCGCATGAACGACCCCGTACGAGTGGACAAAGCAAGCCTGGACGCGCTCACGGAATCGCTGCGCGCGCAAAGCGTGAAGCTGGCGCAGGCCGAGGCTCGCATTGCCGAACAGAACACCGAGATTGCGGCGCTCCGGGCGCTGCTGATCCACCACGGCCTTGAGACGGCGGATGAAGCCACGGAGCCGGAAGGGGATAGGGAGACACGCGAAACGTAGCCGTTCCACGCGATGCGCGCGGCGGTGAACGGCGCGCTGGCTTCAAGAGGAACACGTCATGTTCAAACGACCCAAGCAGGACGGATTCATGGGTATCGCTTCGCCCGACGCGTCGGGATTCCGTAAACAGCTGGAGTGGCACATCAAGGAACAAACCCCGTCATGGCGCATCACGATCACGCCGAAACTCGCGGTCGCGATCATGGAGCGCAACGAGTCCGACGAATGGAAGAATCGGCCCGCATCGGAGCGCGGTATCTCGCGTTTTGCCCGCGCGATGTCGCAAGGTCGCTGGCTTTATACGGCGGAAACCATCGTCTTGAGCAAGACCGGGCGACTGCTGAACGGACAGCACCGGCTTATGGCGTGCATCCGTGCCGGCGCGCCGTTCGATGCGTTGCTCGCATTCGGTGTCGAGGATGAAGCCTTTGTAGTCATGGATACCGGCGTTGCGCGGACGGCGGGACACATATTCGCGATCGAGGGGATCAAGAACTACAACTTCGTCGCTTCGGTTTGCCGCATCGTGCGCGCATATACGCGGGACCCAAATTGGAGTGGGAATTCCAATCCGAGCGTCGAGCAAACCCCGGACAACGACGAACTGCTCGATTTCTACGAGTCGCATTCGTTGATTAGCGATTCGTTTTCGGCAGCCACCGAACTTCACAAGGGAACGGGATTCGCGCTCCGCTGGTGTGGCGCGTTGCATTACCTGTGCAGCCAGAAGGGCGCCCAGCACGCCAAGGCCTTTTTCTCTGCGGTATCCAGCGGCATCGGCATCGAAAGCAAGACTTCGCCGGCATACGCGATTCGCGATCGGTTGCTGAAAAACGCGATGGAGGGACCCAGCGGGAACAAGCAGGGCGACACCTATATGGCGGCCTGTTTTGCGAAGGCATGGAACGCCTACCGCGACGGCCGCCCAATGCGGAAGGTGTATTGGCGCCACCCGACACAGAATCCGAACGAACCATTTCCGAGGGTCAAATAATGAAACTTGAGTCTGTGCGGGTTGACCTTATCGAGGTCAAGAATCGGATGCGCGATGTCAACTCCGAACGGGTTGCGTCTTTGGCCGAAAGCATCCGCGCGGTAGGGCTACTGAATCCGATCGCCGTGTATTCGCCTGATGACGCGACGCTCGACCTCGTGGCCGGCGCGCATCGCCTTGCCGCGATCAAGTCGCTGGGCTGGGAGCATGTGGATGTTGTGATGTTCACGGCGGACCAGCTGCACGCCCAGCTTGCCGAGATCGACGAAAACCTGATGCGGTCGGAACTGACGGCCACCCAGCAGGCCGAGCACCTGCAACGGCGCAAGGAGATCTGGGAGGCGATGCAGGAAGCGGAAAGCGCCGGTGGTGCAACTTGCACCACCGGTAGAAACACAGACGGAACGTTTGGTGACGGACAAAAGCAATTCGCCGCGGAAACGGCTGCCGCCACTGGCGTCAACAAGTCCACCGTAACCCGTGCCACCCGTCGCGCCCGTGATGTGTGCCAAGAAGCCCGCGACTTGATCCGTGGCACCAAGCTCGATACCGGCACGTTCCTGGACCGGCTCGCCAAAGCTGGAGTGTCGCCCAAGGAACAGGTGGACCGCGTGCGAGAGGCGCTGGCGACGCTGGCGCAAAACGAAGAGGGCGAACGCCTGCGCAAGGAGGCGGAGGCGCGCAAGGAAGCGGCCAAGGAGGCATCGTATGACGCCTGCAACCGCATCGCGCAATTCCTGTTCGAGAAGCTCACGAATCGCGAATGGACGATGTTGATTCACGACTTCGAGCTTGCCGGGTGGACGTTGCAAGCCAAGACGCTAAGGAATTGGGAGGCGCCGTCGAGGGCCGCGTAATGCCAACACGCATCATCCGCGACGGCATCTTGACGAGCGAAAGGATCAACGCCTTGTCGCCGCTCGCGGAACTGTTCTACCGCCGGCTCATGTCAGTGGCGGATGACCATGGAAGGTTCTCGGGGAACTTGACCCTTATCCGTTCATCCTGCTACCCGCTCAAAGTCGATAGCGTGAAAGAGGACTCGATCAAAAAGCATCTAGCTGAATGCGTTGATGCCGGACTGATCGTTCCCTACACGGTCGATTCCAAGCCCTACATCCTGATGTTGGACTTCGGACAGCGGATCAACGGGAAGTCGAAACATCCCGACCCTCCGCAGGGTATTTCGCGGATTCCCCGGGATTCCCCGGGATTCCCCGGGATTCCCCGTCTAGACGAAGGCGTAGACGAAGGCGAAGGCGAAGGCGTAGAAAACACTGGCACCGCTGACGCTGGTGCCGGGCAGGGAGCTATCAGAGCCGAGAACTGCCCGCAGGCCCAAATCATCGCGCTGTATCACGAATTATTGCCAGAGCTCCCGCCTGCACGGGAATGGCCCGAAGCCAACGCGGCACAGCTTCGTGCCCGCTGGCGTTCTACACCGGAACGGCAATCGCTGGACTGGTGGCGGAAGTTCTTCGGCTACGTCCATGAGTCCGATTTCCTGATGGGCCGGAAAACCGACTTTCAGACATCGCTTGGCTGGCTGGTGAAGGCATCGAACTTCGCGAAGGTCGTGAACGGCAACTACGAAAACCGGGGGAACACATGAACGCATTCGATGCGGAGGGGGCTGTGATCGGCGGCTGTCTGCTGGTGTCCGATGCCTACTGGAAAATCGCCGACCTGCTGACGCCTGATGATTTCGCGCGGCCCGAATACGGCGCGATATTTGAGTCGATCGGCGACCTGCTGCGTCGCGGTGTCGCGATTGACTCCGTGACGTTTGGCGAGCATTGCCCCAAGCATGCGACCACGGCGCTGGAGTGCGCAGTAGCGACGCCGGGGGCCGCGAACATTCGGACGCACGCGGAGATTGTCCAACGCAATGCGGTGACGCGGCGGGTGAGGGCGACTGCACCGCGCATCGCGAAGCTAAGCGGCGATGATGTCCTCGGGGAAGCGCAGCGCATCGTAGCCACATGCGCGCCACGCATGGCGAGCGCGATCCATTCCGCCAAAGACTTCCTGTCGCAGTCCGTGGCGCGAATGGCTGAACGTTGCGAGCTTGACGGCGACCTGACCGGCGTACCGACTTCGATCGCGTGGCTAGACGCGATGTTGTCGGGCTGGCAGCGTGGCGACCTGATCATCCTCGCGGCCCGCCCAAGTGTAGGCAAGACCGCGCTAGCAGTGCAAACCGCGCTGCATGCCGCATTGTCCGGTCACCCAACGCTGTTCCTGTCGCTGGAAATGGCCGGCAACCAGCTTACCGATCGCATGCTCGCTCACCTTGCGCGCGTGGACATGCAGCGCATCCGCCAACCCAAGCAGATCGAAGAGGAACAGTGGACGCGGATCAGTGAGGCCGGAGAGCGCATCGCCAAGGCGCCGCTGCTGATTGACGACACAAGCGGAATTCCGGTGGATGCGATTTGCGCGCGGGTGCGGCAGGCCAACGCGATGAACCGGCATGACCTGGTGATCATCGACTACCTGACGCAGATTGTGCCGCCGAAAGCGCAGAGTGTTACCGAGGGCGTGCAGATCATCACGCGCACGCTCAAGGCGCTGGCGAAGGAGATCCAGGTCCCGATCATCCTGCTATCACAACTCAACCGGCAGGGCGACAGCAAGCCGAGCCTGACGGCATTGCGCGATTCCGGGGCCATCGAGCAGGACGCCGACGTGGTGATCTTCCTGCATCGGCCGAATGAAGATCAGCGTCATCTTATCGAGTGCCTGATCGGCAAGCAGCGCAACGGCCCGATCGGTGAAGGCTTCCTTCACTTCGACGGGCATACCCAAACCTTTTCAGCGACCGATGAACGGCCCGTCGTGTCGATTCGACGTCGCGGGCTGGAGGCTGCTTGATGGACATTCAGACCTTGGCGACAACGCAAAAGACGCGGCTTGCGAATGAGCGTCAGCGAAACCGGGAACAGTTTCCGTTCGCGGCGGAAATGCTGGACGCGCTGAATGCTGGCGGTCTTGCGGCAAGGATCGTCTACGCCGAAAACGCGCAAGGAGAAACCATCGGCACGCGCGACCCCGGTCCTTGGGCAGACGTGCGGATGGATGGGGTTTGGGCATGAAACTCGCGACCGAATCCGAACGCGCCCGCTGGATTGCATTCGTGCAAGCGCAGCCATTGCCGCTCGATGTTGAGTGCAAAGCGTGGAAGAAATCCCGCACGAACGAGCAAAACGCGCTGCTGTTCGGGGTGCTGTATCCGCCGATTGCCGAGGCGATGGGCTACCCGGTGGACGGCGACAACGGCATCCATGCGTTCATGTGTGGCACGCACTTCGGTTGGGTTGACGTGAAGGTTCCCAAGACGCCGCGCAATCCCGAAGGCATTGC